ATGTGATGAACCTGATGGGCGTTGATGGTACTGACCAACTACTGTAAAGGAGATTGACAATGATTAAAGGTAACACACTATGGCTACAGCTAACACGCAACGAAGCCAACGCTATCATGGTAATGCTGGATGGTGAGATGGAGAACACTCACGATGTTGCTGGCATTGACCTGTCAGACTGGGAGAACCTAGACTTGGAAGCATACAAGCTGCTAGCTTTCCATAAGTTCAAGACATGGTATATGGAGAATTGTGGTGACTAAATCGCAAGAGTTTTGGGCATGGATTGACCAATGCCCCGATGGTGTGTATGTAAATCACGACTTCACTGATGATGAGGATGACCAAAAGATACACGTTTTTGGATTTGCAGTACCAAAGGAGATTGACGATGATTAAACTATACAACCTAATCATGGACAGTAAACACAACCCGCTGTCCCACATACCTGATACAAATACACGGCACATGGTCATGCAGTTGTTGGCTTGGATGTGGTGTATTATCTTTGGAATGTCTGTCGGCTCTGTCACTGTGTTTGGTATCAGTGCCATAGCACACGCCTTGCTGATAGCAGGTGTGTTCATTACGGCAGGTGTATTTGAAACAGCAAGACGCAAGCCACAGTATTTCGGTGGGCTAGGCAGAGGCAATGGAGGTGAGCATGAATAGGTTTATCATTGACAATACACCAGAGGCTATTGCCCAGCAGCTATGTGACCAGCACATATGCAAGATGGTATTGGAAGAAGCACAGATGCTAAACACTGCCGTGCGTATCCACGCACCAGAGTTTGCAGAGGAAGCTGGCCTATACAAGATAGCCTACAAGAACCACCCATGCACTATATGGGCTAGAGAGACACGCATCAACTACAGGTTTGCTGTACGTCTTATGAAGGCTATGAATGATGAGTATATGTATCGCTATGTGGCTAGGAGTGATGGCAGTGTGAACTATGGTCACAAGTCTATGCGCCACTTTGATGCACTGGTTGAGGCAGAAAAATATATACCTGACGTATCTAACTTTATGACACCGCATCCGCAGTGCTTCAGTGGACACGATGACTGCAAGACAAATGAAGATTGGCCTATCATTGCTTATCGTGCGTTCTACAAGGTTGACAAGTCTAGCTTCGCTAGGTATAACAAGGGACGTAATATGCCACAATGGATGAAGGAGAATTGTAATGAATAGTAATGAAATCAAAGGGATACAGCTATCCCAAGCAGTCAAGTGGAGTGGGCAGGATATCTTTGAGGTAGCGTCTGCTGCCTTTGAGGATGCCAACTACCACAGTTTCAATGTGGTATTCCATGCCGCATGGTATAAGTTTCAGAAGGAATTAGAAGATGTACAATAACAAAAACATAAGGAAGATACTTGACAAAGCATATTGGGACAGTGTAGTAAAGTTGCGAGATGATATGCTAAACGCTTACAAGAAGGAGATTGACAATGCCGAAAAAACTAGAGAACATGACACAGGATGAACGCATTGAGTATTGGGCAGCACAGCGTGAGAAGGAACGTATCCAACGCCGTGACCGTGTAGCCAAGCTGTCTCTTGACCAGCGGGTTGCTGTCATCAAGGTGTACCAGTTGCTAGATGAGATACTAGACACTGCCCTATACCCTGACATGGGTGGCATCAAAGCCGTGACTGTCTATGACCTGCAGGAATTGGCAGATGCAAAGGACAGGCTGCGTCACGAATTTAACTTTGATGTGCGTGAACACGGTTGACATTTGCTAGAATATAATATATAACACAGTATCACTTAACGATAGGAGATTAGATATGCTAGAATATATTCCAGAACACCTCGACTTTAATGTTGAGTTTGAGCCGACTAAAGTTGACGATAAAAAGTATGTCATCAACGGTGACACTGGTGACTACATTGGTATCGTAGGTAATGGGTTTACCTGTGCATCACATGGTGACTTCTTCCGCAATGTCATGGACACTACGACTGAAACACTGTCTGACTATGACATGGAAGGCGCACAGATTAACTGGCGCAGCGCACATAAAGATGGCTGGGCTATGATGGACATGACCCTGCCCAACGTGACTGCCAAGATTGCTACTGACAAGCACGAGACTACCCTGATGAAGCGTATCATTGCGCTGCATGGTGTCAACGGCACTTGTTCTAACACCACTATCTTTGGTGCTATCGACTTCTTCTGTCTCAATGGGCAGATCACAGGCGATCACAACAAAGTTATGCGTAAGAACACCAGCAACTTTAGCCTCGACAGGTTCATCACTGAACTGCACAAGTCACAACAGGACTTCACTGCACAGGCAGAACAGATGCAACGCTGGGCTAACACAAGCCTGATGCACGTTGATGTCAAGGCTATGCTTGAAGGCATTATGAAGTCTGACCGTAAGTCAGAGAAAATGTATGGTTTATACAATCAAGAGGTAGCGACAAGAGGACGCAATCTGTGGGCATTGTACTCTGCCTTCACTAACTATGCTACTTATGCAGACGAGCGTAATGGCTTTGCCCTGCGTAACACTGGCAGCGACACACAGTCTAAGTCTCTGTTTATGCGTGAGATTGAGGTAGCTAATTGGGTAAATACGCCACAGTTTCAGGCTGTTGCAGCTTAACTATAACGAAAGGGGTGTGCTATGCAAGGTACAGTAGACAATGCAATGGGTATGTTAGTCGGACTTGCTGTGGGTGATGCGCTTGGCGCACCCCTAGAGTTTCAAGATGCGAGAGAACCTGATGATTATATAACTAAATACCACACAGGCGGTATATGGAACGTAAAGAAAGGCGAGTGGACAGATGATACGGCTATGGCTTTTGCTATGGGTAGTGCCATTCGTGCAGAAGGTGCATTTGATGCAGACGTAATCATGCAGAACTTTTGCAAATGGTATTCGTCTGGTGCGTTTATCCCTCGTGGTGTTTGTTTTGACATAGGCACTACCACTGTAAATGCCTTGCGTAAATATGCAGATGACCCATCAAGACCCTACGCTGGCTCAACTGACCCTAAAAACTCTGGCAATGGTGCGCTGATGCGTATTGCACCTATTGTTCTATGTGCTAAGTCCAGAGAACATTTGGTTCAGCTTGCCACGCAGCAGACGCTGCTTACACACGGCACTGAAATGTGTGTGTTGTATAGCAGAATGTTTGCAGAGGAATTGTATGCGGGTAGCCCACTACAAAACTACACGTCATTTAGACATCCTATTGATATAGATAGGAAAAAGGTTATGTCTGGCGGCTATGTAAAAGAAACATATGAGGCAGCTATGTGGGCATTTCAGACAACAAACAATTTTGAGGATTGCGTAATCGCTGCAGTCAACCGTGGTCACGATAGTGACACGACAGGCGCGGTAGCTGGCATGATAGCTGGCGCACATTATGGTATATATAATATACCTAAAAAATTTACACAAGAACTAATGTGGCACGATAAACTACAACAGTTGGCAATAGACTTATATTATATGGGAAACAAGTAACATGACAACAGTAAACGTATTATCTCAGAATTACTATTCTTCCATTGATTACAAGAACTTACGTGACGACACTAAATTACAATATCAATACTTTTTAGGTGTTATGATGGACACAAATATAGATGATAAAGTATTGGGTAACATAGAGTATCGTCAGGTGTCAAGTAAACGTGCTAAGATTGCGTATGATATTTGGTGTGAAAGAGGAATACCTTTTGCCAATCACATCATGGCTGTTGCTCGTATACTTTTCAATTACGCTGTGCGGATGGAACATATACATATCAATCCCTTTTCTACAGTGCGTAGGAGAGCCGCTGAGAGGCGTAAGACAGTGTGGGCTAGGGAACATATACAGACGTTCCTAGACACGGCATACGGCGATTTTAAGACGAGGAACATAGGTTTGATTGCACACATGGCATATGCTTGGTGTCAGAGGATCGGTGACATGCGACTACTGTCATGGGATGCCATCGACTTTGACAACGCTCGTGTCTTCATAGAGCAATCTAAACGCAAAGCAGAAGTTCATCTGCCTATTGAAGAGGATTTGTTAGATATGCTAGTACAACAAGAGCAGGACTTTGGCTTTCAGCAGTATGTCGTGCCTCGCCCTAATCCTATTGCGGGTGAATACAGACCCTATACGCTGCATAAGCTGCCTAAATACGCACGTGAGATTATGGATGCAGCAGGTTTACCCAAAGAACTACGCTTATCTGACTTACGAAGGACAGGCACAACAGAAATGGTAGAGGCTGGTGTTGGTATGGCACAAATTATGTCGGTTACAGGACATGCTAACCCGCAGTCAGTGAAACCATACATGAAAAATACGTATGCTAGTGCAAATAATGCATTGACAGCTAGAAAAATACATGGTAAAAGCATCTAACTGCCGCAAAGGAAAGTGATATTACATGAATAATATATATAACATAGTAAGTGATTTAGGTCTTAGTAATGGTGAGACTAAAAGAATGAACTGTCCTAACTGTAAGGGATACAAAACATTTACAGCTACCAATAACATGGGCAGTCTCGTATGGAATTGCTACAAGGTATCATGTAGGGTATCAGGTGGCACACGTGTTCATCTATCTGTAGAGGACATAAAGGCTGGCTTTGCTGGCGCAGAAGAATTTGCTATGGGTACATTTGAGTTACCTACGTACATCATACCTCATCGTGATAACGTGTACATGAACAGGTGGTGTGATGAGTGGGGATTAGATATAGATGAATTAGGTTTGTTGTATGATGTAAAGGAAAGCCGTGTGGTGTTCCCTGTCATGCATGAAGGTAAGATGGTAGATGCAACAGGTAGGTCACTATCTGGATATCGTTTACCTAAATGGAAAAGATATGGAAAAAGTGGCTTGCCATACACACACGGTTGTGGTAAAGTCGCAGTTGTTGTTGAGGACTGTGTAAGTGCAGCCGTTGTTGGTTACGGTAACTTTGTCGGGGTTGCGCTTCTTGGCACATCATTGCAGGAATCGCATAAAAGGTATCTTGCACAGTTCTCGACAGCCGTAGTAGCGTTAGACCCCGATGCATTACCTAAGACGCTGGCTATGGCAAAAGAATTACGTGGACACGTGAACGATGTTCGTGTACTACGTTTGAAAGATGATATCAAATATCGTGACCCGACAGATATGGAGAATTTAAATGGAATTATCACTGATTAGAAGTTTAATGGATAGGGAGTTTTATGAGGATCATCGCGGTTCTCGCTGCCCTGACAGATTGTTTAGTTCAGATGTACGCAAGATCAAGCAATCAATTGACGCAGCTATGGATAGATACGAGCGTACTGTAACACCAGACGAGATTGAGGCATTGTTCATGGCTAACAATCCTACACTGACTACCGCACAGAAATCATCGTACAGTAGTTTGTTTGGGCAGATTAAACGTGAACAGCCAATGGGCAGTGACGTAGCACAAGAAGTATTATCTAAGCTATTTCAACAGGTTATCGGTGAAGACATTGCTAACTTGGGTTTTGATTACGTGAATGGTGACAAGTCTAGTCTTGAGCCATTGCGTCAGATGCTTGAGCAATACGGTGATGACTTCACACCTAACTTGAGTATTGAGTGGGATGACATTGACATCGAAACGCTGCTTGCGCGTAATGACCTTGAGGCACGATGGACATTCAATATACCTACGTTGGTTCGTAAGGTTGAGGGTGTAAACGCGGGTCACTTGATTGAGATTGGTGCGCGGCCTAACACTGGCAAGACATCCTTTCACGCCAGCTTGATTGCCTCACCGGGTGGGTTTGCACATCAGGGTGCTAACTGTATTATCTTATGTAACGAGGAAGGTTATCACCGTGTAGGTGCAAGATACCTGACTGCTGCCACAGGCATGACTATGCAAGAGGTAAAGGCTAACCCTAGCAAGGCACGTGACTTGTATGCGCCTGTGAAGGAACGTATCAAGATCAAGGATGCTACAGGACGTGACATGAATTGGGTTGAGAGCGTGTGCAAGGCATACAAGCCTGACATAGTTCTCTTGGATATGGGAGATAAGTTTGCCAAGACAGGTGGGTTTGCTCGTGCAGATGAAGCCCTCAAAGCTAATGCAGTTCATGCACGTATGATTGCCAAGCAGCATGAGTGTGCAGTATTCTATATGTCGCAGCTATCCGCAGAGGCAGAAGGCAAGGTTATCCTTAACCAGTCTATGATGGAAGGCTCACGTACAGGTAAGGCTGCTGAAGCTGACTTGATGATATTGATTGCGAAGAACCCGCCAGTACAAGGACAGGATGAAGAAGATATTGAACGCCATCTTAACGTGGTAAAAAATAAGTTGACAGGATGGCATGGTACTGTACACTGTGAATTAGAATATCAGACAGCGAGGTATACAGCATGAAGCTAACATTGGACGTAGAGAATACAGTGACGCATCGTGACGGTAAGATGCACCTAGACCCATTTGAGCCTACTAACTCATTGACTATGGTGGGTGTACTGACTGACCAAGGTGTTGAGCAGCACTTCCCTTTTGACCATGCTGATGTACCTAGTCAAGCTGACTACCATGAGCGTGTGCAGTGGTATCTTGACCAAGCTACTGTACTGATCTGTCACAACGTGGCATATGATTTGCTATGGCTATGGGAGTCAGGCTTTAAGTATGATGGTGCAGTTTTTGATACTATGCTTGCTGAGTATGTATTGCAGCGCGGTGTTAAAGAACCACTATCTCTACAGGCTTGTGCAGAACGCTACGAGTGTGACACAAAGAAACAGGATACCTTGAAGGAGTATTTCAAGAAGGGCTACAGTACACGAGACATACCATACAACGAGTTGTGTGAGTATCTATCTGCTGACCTTCATGCTACGCAGCAGCTTGCTGACAAGTTGTGGTATCGTCTTAATACAGAGAAAGATGCAGGTTTACTATCTACTGTCCGATTGACCAATCGTGTAGCTAAATGCCTGACTAAGATATATCAGCGTGGCTTTGCAGTTGATCTGTCTAAGCTAGAGGAAGTGCGCGAAGAGTTTGA